GCAACGAGCGGGTTGTAGGCCAGCGGCACAGCGTGGCTCACGGTGTGCGAGCCAGTGTGGATGAAGCGCATCCAGACCGGGTGGTCGTAGTCGAAGAGATCCCACTCGGACGGGATCAGCTTCGTGAAGTGAGACACCACGGTGACACCCTCGTCGTTGTGGTTCAGGGTGTAGCGGTAGGCGTTCTTGACGCGCTCGTCCTCACCGCTGCCGGGGGTGAACATCCCAACCTGCGGGAACTTGAGGGCGCACGGGAAAAGCTCGCGGTAAAAGTTGTACTTCGCGTCCACCCAAGAGCCGTACTTAAACTGGATGTTGTCCGTGTTCCAGAACGCCTTGTTGTTCTTCACGTCCTTGAACCGAAGGACGTTCCAGAACCCGGCATACTCGCACCCGGTGTCGGTATTCATGCTGCTGAGCCGGTTGCTCAAGTCCCAGAACACGCGGCTCGGGTGAGGGATCTCGAAGCGGACACCCTCTTTGACGGTACGCTTCTGCTCCTTACCCTTCTCGAGAAATATCTGCTGCTCGCGGAAGAAGTCCTCGGCAGGGAAGTTGATGCAGGTTCCGTACTTAAGCATCTGCAGAATCGACTGCCGCTCGTCCTCGCGGTAGCCCATCTCCTGCACCATACGCTGAATGCGGCTTGTGATGATCTCACAGCGCAGGCGGTTCTGCGTAGTCATCGACACCGGCTCGTACTTGTAGAGCGGGTAGATGTCCCGATCGGTGAACAGCTTGGCCCACCGCATCTTGGTGTACGCCTGCACCAAAGGCACGAAGATGTGGAAGAAGGTGGGCAGGTCCAGCTTCATGATGGGTTTACCATCCTTGCCGCAGACCGCCGTCCCGTCCTTGTTGCACATCGGGATCAGCATGTTCGTGAGGCGATTAGCCATGCCCCACGTCTTCATTGCATCCAGTGCCTTCTCGCCGGAAACACCGCTTGAGAGCAGACCCTCCACAAGTGTGTAGGTGATCTGCCGCTGCGACACGTCGTACGCCTGATCAATGGCGTACCAGAGCCGGGCATCGTCGAGATTGCGGCGGATACCCTCGTCGATGCGCGAAGAATTAAGGTCGATCAGCGCCTTGATCTTGTCGCTGGGAACTTCTGCGGTGAACTTCGCCTTGAGCTTTTCGGGCGTAGCACCGCGCTTTTTGAGCAGTTCGAGATCGACCATGTTGGGTTACTTCTTCTTGGGGCCACCGATCATGATGAGGATGCCCATGCCCTTCTTGCCGTGCTTCATGCGCTTGGCATCGTGCATCTCTTCGGAATCATCCTCGGACTCAGAGTCGCTGTATTCGTCCTCCATGTCACCTCCTTCCTCCATATCCTCGCACTTCTCCACATCGGAGATCTCAGCGACAATTTCGGAGTCGGTCTTGGATTTGATCTTCAGCGTGGCGTAAACCTCGACCGTGTCACCGGCTTCGGCGTTGGCAACGGCCTCGTCAACATCGGCAATCGGCAGGGTGACTTCGCTCATATTTTGAAACTTTCGATGGAGCATTCTCCCCGCCCATGCAGAATGACAATCGAAAGTCGCATCGACCTCTATGCATGACGCTCAAGGCCGGTGGCTACCCGATTTGTCCCCAAAAGGGTTCGATGTGTTCAACAGTTACACTCGATACCTGATGGTTGACGGCCCCCGCAAAGCCGGGAAGTCGCTGGCCATTGCCAATCGCGTTGCTCGCCATCTATTTGAAAACAACAACGCAATCGTTGGCATCATCACCAAGACTCTCAAGAACGGAAAGGTAGGTGTCTGGGCTGATCTTACCAGCACCATCCTGCCTATCTGGATGAGTGCAAAAATAGGAATGAAGTGGGTTAAGGAGCCCACTATGGATGTAGCGACAAAAATGTCGTATGCCAGAATCAAGAACGCCTATGGAGGAACCAGCGAAGTCCAGTTGCACTCCCTTGAAAACGTATGGGAAGTTGAAGCCAAGTTCAAAGGTACCAGATTCTCGCTCCTGTGGATTTCGGAGGCTGATCAGTTCGAGGACAGAATCGTCTTCGACGCTCTCTCAGATCAGCTGCGCGTCGTCGGCATTCCCTACGAGAATCACCAGCTGATCGCTGACTTGAACCCGCCAGAGACAGGTATCGAGCACTGGCTGGCTAAGACGTGGTTCCCAAAGCTGCAGGATGGTCCCCAGCGCGATGAGTCCTATGACCGCATCAACTTCACCCTCGAGGACAACCCGTTCCTTGATCCTCGCGAGAAGAACGATCTTGTCACCAAGTACTCCTACGACAAGCAGCTGTACGCCCGGTACGTCATGGGTGAATGGGTCGAAGACGTGAGTGAGGGCCACTTCGCTGATGTCTTCGTCCCCTCCACCCACATTGTTGGCAACGTCTCCGGCCCCAAAGAGGAGGACCACGAGATCATTGTCCCCGGTAAGAACTGTATCGAGCTCTTCAGCGGCTGGGACTTGGGTGACGTGAACCACGCCTGCGCCATAGCCGCCAAGCGCACAGACGCCAACGGCAACAGCGTCTTCGATGTGATCGACGAGGCGGTGATTATCGACCGCAAGATCTCGATCGCCGACTTCACTGAGACCGTGCTGGAGAAGATGCAGTGGTGGGAGGACTACATGAAGAAGGAGCACGGCACGGAGCGAATCCTCTGGCGTCACTGGTCCGACAATAGCGCGTGGCGTTATAGGGCGGCATCCGACGTGTACGACGAGCTCGTGGTTCGTCAGGTCTCCAACGGCAAGATCGTCCTCCACGCGGTCACCAAGGGCTCTGGCAGCGTCAAGCAGCGCATCGGCCTGCTCAAGAAGCTGCTCTTCGAGAGGCGCGTCTACATCTCCGCCCAGATGGTGAACGTCATCAAGATGATCCGAGAGATGAAGCCGGGGCCGAACCGGGCTGAGCCGATCCGTGACGGCGACAAGAACAAGCACATCTTCGACGCGCTGACCTACATGCTGATCAGCGAGACCCCCATGGATGTAGAACGACGGGCCATTACAACCTCAACTAAGAAGCCGACCGTAGTGTTCACTCAATGAAACAGAAGCTGACTTACCGTGCTGATCGCGACACAGAGCTCTGGGTGGTGGTGGGTGTTGAGTGGGAGATTCCAATCAAGTGTCGCTACTGCGACTACAACGGCGTCGAGTACATCCATGCACTGCCAGCCGTGCCGATCGGGTTCGCCCAGTCAGCTGCACTGGAGGGCGTGATGGGTAGCCTTGGCGGCGAGCTTGAATCCGTGAAGTCCGGGTGGGCGGTTCCCGCTGAGAACCTCAAGTCACGCTGTAGAAAGGCTGAGGGGATTACGCCGGAGTTCTACTTCCGGTGGCCCGGTGCCACTGCGGCGTCCGTGGCCCAAGAGGAGACCGAGGTGAAGGCCAAGGAGAAGCGCCCCAAGGTGGACTGCTCCACATTCCTCAAGCAGGTGGCTCAGGCTTCTGGGATCGATGAGTCCGTCCTGACGCTCTCGTGGATCGCGATCACCCAGCAGATCCCATCGTGGCTGCTGTCCGGCAATTCGATCGACCTCGGGTTCATTCGGTTGGTCGCCGTGCCCTACCGCAAGAACTGGAAGGAGATCCTGCTGGCGAGGTACCCGACGCTCAAGAAGGCGCTGATGATTCGCGAGCCCAAGCGCCTGCTCTCGATGGCGTTCACCGCAGCCTCTCGGATGATTCGGATGTCCGAGTTGACCGAGAGCCATGAGCGCCGTGGGCGCACCGTGTTCTCGTGGACGGTTGAGGTGCTGCACGACTCCAGCTGGGAAAAGACCTGCGACCAAGTAGAAGGTGAGGCGGCGGCACGCCTTGGCCCGTTGGCGTACGTGAAGCGATGGGCCAACCGGGTGTCGCACATTGAAGAGAGCATCTATGAGATCCTCACTGAACAAGTTGAGAAAGAGACTGCGCCGACTTGCCGAGTACTCTGGCGTCGTGGTCAGCGGGGCATGCAATTTGTTCAAGCATCTCCCACTCTCGTTGGCTCTTCACAGATTGTGGAGTGCGACGACGGCGGCTGTTCGAGCGTTGACGATTTCCTCGGCATCGAGGACTCCTCCGCGTATCTGGAGGACAAGGCTTCGCGCCTGCTCCAAATGTCCGGTGTTCAACCCAAAGATGAGAACGTGCGGGTACCACGGGGAGGTGATGTATCGGTCCAACCAAACGATGGGGTGCTGGTGCTACCTCCCTCTTGCAGCCAAGCTGCCGGAGAAGCAGTGCTGGATCGCGGCGATGGGGGCCAAGGGTAACTGGATTCAATGACACCTATTCCAACAGACGAAAGCGTAGGTACTTCCTCGCAGGTGCAGACGGTTGGCAGCAAGCCCTCGATCTCGATGGCGGTTGCCGAGAAGGCTGCTCGTGACGCCGGTTTCAACATCATCGACGCCAAGCAACTTAAGGCCGCTGGCATCTTCGGTGAGTTCGTCTCTCAGGTTGGGGCTATTCACCTCGGCCGCTCACGACTCGCAATGAACCTCGCCCGCACAGACAAGGCGATGGACTTCTGCGAGAAGGCGATCGAGCACGGTGCTTTCGATGACGCTGACGCAATGGTCGGCGTGATGAAGGTTCACGCTTCCCTGATCGGTGAATCGAACAAGGCGGCTGAGCTTCTGATCAAGTCGGCTCAGCAGGCTGCTGAAACCGCTAAGGCAGAGGCATCAGTGCAGTTGCCCGGCTTCGCGCCTCGTGCTCAAGTCGGGCTCACGCAAGTCAACGTCTCGGTCAACGCGAAGGGCGCTGATACCAGCGTCACCGCTAACGAAGAGGACAACCATGCCGCAGATTAAAGGAGTCAAGCGACTGCCCAGTGGAGGAGTCTTGTACCGTGGCGAACGGTTCCCCGGCTTCAACAGGCCGAAGGCTGCGCCTGCCGGTGACATCCACAAGAAGCGGGTGCTCGCCAAGAAGGGTGACAAGGTAAAGATCGTGCCGTTCGGGCACCGAGGCTACAAGGACTACACGCAGCACCGGAACAAGAAGCGGCGTGCGAACTACCTCAACCGCTCTGCGGGAATCCGCGACAAGCAGGGAAATCTGACCAAGAACGACAAGTTCTCGGCTAACTACTGGTCGCGAACGCGCCTGTGGCCATCCTGAACGGTTTCGTTAATTTTAACCCCAATAAACAACTATGGCTGCTGCTCAAATCTACAACAACGCACTGCTTCAAATGGTCAACGGGACACTCAACTTCCCGACCAGTTCAAGCCCCGCCTACAAGGTTATGCTCATCGCGGCGTCACCGGCTTACACCTTCAGCAAGTCGCATGCGACCATTGCCCAAGTGAAGGCGGCTAACGCTACCGAGATCTCTGGAGCCGGATACACGACTGGTGGTGCGACGGTTCCAAGCATCACTACCGCTTTGAACGCGAACGCTGTTGAGGTGAACATTGGCGATGTGGTGTGGGCCGCTTCCACGCTGAGCGCCCGTGGTGCGATCCTCTACAGCCCCGGCGCTACTGATACGGATTCCAAGGTAATCGCCTACATCGACTTTGGCACTACCGTCTCGTCGAGCAATTCGGCGCTGACCATTGACTTCCAGACCCCGCTGAAGCTCCAGAACTAACCGCATGGCCAACCTGATCGCGTTCGCGGGTTACGCCCGTGAAGGTAAGGACGCGGCTGCAACGAGGCTTATCAGCCTCGGATGGAAGCGCATTGCCTTCGGAGACATCATCAAGCGTCAGATCGATGGTCTGGTGCAGCAACATCTTGGGTTCTCGGCTTTTACCGAAAGCGACCCCCAGAAGCAGCAGATACGCCCGATCTTGGAACAGTGGGGCGAGGTGAACTACGACGGGGTTATGAGGGAGTTTTTCGGCTCTCTACCCAACTACGCCGTGAACACCCGACTGGTTCGACTGCGTGAGGCCAAGGAGTGGATTAAGCGTGGCGGAATTATCCTGCGCATCCGTCGCCCCGGAGTTGATCCCGCTACCGACTGGGAGCGCACACGCCTTCAAGAGCTCTACGACGGCGGCGTGATCCACGACACCATCATCAACGACTCGTCGCTCGATGTGCTGTGGGATCGGGTCGGCCGCTTCGCTGCTGCTGGTGACGCATACCTCCAGACCCGATAGGTGTTGACTCCGGGTGTTTTACACCTACCATCAGCTTGGCAATAAGCCAAGCCATCCAAAATCATGTCAACACCACTGTTCCGTAAAGCCACACGCGAGAAGGTCTTCCTCAAGCTCGCCGTCACCGGCCCGTCTGGTTCCGGTAAGACCTACTCCGCTCTGCGCCTTGCTCGCGGTCTCGTCGGCCCCACCGGCAAGATCGCCCTCATCGACACCGAGAACGGCTCTGCCTCGCTGTACGCCGACCGCTTCGAGTTCGACGTGCTGGACATCGCTCCCCCGTTCGACAACGAGAAGTTCATCGACGGCGTCACTGCTGCGGTCGAGGCCGGGTACGCGGCGATCATCATCGACAGCGCCTCCCACTTCTGGGAAGGCATCCTCGACTACAAGGACAAGCTCGACCAGCGCGGCGGCAACTCCTACACCAACTGGAAGATCGCCGGGGACAAGTTCAGCGGCATCATCAAGGCCGTCCTCCAGTCGAAGGTCCACATCATCTGCTGCATGCGCTCCAAGATGGACTACGTGCAGGAGAAGGACGATCGCGGCAAGACCCAGATCAAGAAGGTCGGCCTCGCTCCGATCATGCGCGACGGCATCGAGTACGAGTTCACCGCCGTGTTCGACGTGGCGCTGAATCATCAGGCCGCTGTCTCCAAGGACCGCTCTGGCCTCTTCGTCGACAAGATCTTCCAGATCACCGAGGAGACCGGTGCGCAGCTTGAAGCGTGGCGCCTGAGCGGTGCCGACTCCAATGACGAGGAGTGGAAGGGTCAGCTGAGCGTGGTGCTCGAACCTCACGCGGAAAAGGCCAATGCGTTCCTCGTGAAGCTCAGCTGGATCAAGGAGGGGCAGACCTACGCCAACCTGACCAAGGCTCACGCCGACAAGATCCTGTCCAACACCGCCGCGTTCCTCGCCAAGGCCAACGCCTAACCGTGTCCGGTGTATTACACCCATGAGTGCAATCATCAACGGTGACGGCCTTGTTCAGGATGGTATCCATCACCTGCTCGACGAGCGTGTGTACCGGAAAGACCCGGCCATCGCGATCTCCGACCTGAAGGAGATGTCCCTGTCTCCCTTACACTTCTGGTCCAAGAAGTTCGGCGGCTACCGCGCTGAGCAGACCGATGCTCAGGCGATCGGAACCCTCACCCACCTGTCTGTTCTTGAGCCCGAGGAGTACAAGAAGAAGACGGTGCTCAAGCCTGCTGACGCGCCACGGAAACCCACCGAGGCTCAGCGTAACGCCAAGAAGCCGAGCGAGGAGACCATCGCCGCCATCAAGTGGTGGGACGACTGGAACGCCGCCAACGCTGACAAGACCGAGCTCACGCAGGAAGAGGTGGACCAGATCGCGGGGATCACCCACGGCGTCCACTCCAACGAGGATGCAGCCAGCCTGCTGGACGGTGCTCTGAAGGAGGTGGCGATGTTCAAGACGATCGTCGTCAACGGCGTCACCATCCGCGTGAAGGGCAAGGCCGACATCATCTGCGGCCCGAAGCATGCGGCGGTGATCGCTGACCTGAAGACGGTGGATCGTGGCTACGCGAACCCGCAGGACTTTGCGTATTCACTCCGCAAGTGGGGGTACTTCCAGCAGGCTGCTTGGTACATCGACCTCTACAATTCGTTGACGGATTCGGATGATCCGTTCACTACAACACCGAAGAAGACCGACTGGGTGTTCATCGTCGCTGAAAAGCTACCCCCCTACGCTGTCATCACGCTCCGACTCGATCCTGCAGCCATCGAGGCCGGGCGAGAACTCAACAAGGCGCACCTCGTCAAGCTGGCCGAGTGCTTCAGGACCAACGTCTGGGAGCCACCTATGGCTGGCATGCGAGGATCAGTCACTCTTCCTGAATGGCAAAAAAGAGCGGCGTAAAGACCTGCATTCGGTGCGGTAAGACCCAACCGGCTCAGAACTTCTGGGCCAGTCGTCCTACCTGCATCGAGTGCGCTCGCGCCCTCTGGTACGCGCCTAAGTGCAAGGCCAACCCAAAGGACAGCCCATATTACGACCTCGTGATGTGGGCTGTTCGGGCTGGCCTTGTTGCATTTCCCAAAGACCACAAGCATGAGTAAAATCAGCCACGTCGCCATCGATCCCGGAGCCTCCGGCGGAATCGTCTGGCAGGACATCGACGGTGAGATGGCCACCTTGCCAATGCCAGCCCAGTCAACCGACATAGTCAGCCTGCTGAACGGCCTCAAGATGAGCGGTATCAACACGCTGGTGCTGGAGCAGCTGCCCCGATTCGTTCCGATGGGTGGCGGCAAAGGCATCCCCGGCTCCATGGCTGCGGTAATGTTCGAGAACTTTGGCATCATCCTTGGCGCTGCCATCGCTCTAGGCTTCAAGATCGTCCGTGTGCCCCCGCAGGAGTGGCAGAAGGGTCTGGGCCTCGGGAACTCCAAGGACTGCGGCTCCAAGAGCCAGTGGAAGAACAAGCTCAAGGGCCGCGCTCAGGAGCTCTTCCCGAAGGTCAAGGTCACCTTAAAAACCTCTGACGCGCTTTTAATCTGGGAGTATTGGCACCGCTCCCCTTGACATGACCATGTCGGTGTACTACACCGTCCAAGTCTTCGACGATCGGTGAGAGGAGAGTCGATGACGCAATCAGGAGGGATCACGTTCCAGTTTTCAGCCCCGTACCGTTTCGGGATTCGCTTCCCCTCCAAGCGATCTCTCCCCCCGAAGCTGTGCGGGGCTTCTCTTTTTTGCCTGTTCACTGAAACAGGCGTGTTCACCAATCTGTGAAAACCATCATTAGAGTGAAACGCCGGGAGGGCGGCTTCACCATCATCCCCAACTCGCTGCTGCGCTCCAAGATGTCCCTTCGCGCCAAGGGGCTTCTATGCATGATCCTGTCCAACATGGACGAGTGGGTGGTCACCAAGGCGTGGGTAGCTGAGCATTGCCTCGAGGGGCGTGACGCCATCGCATCCACGTTCAATGAGCTCAAGGAGTTCGGCTACGCATCCCTTGAGGAGATGGACAAGGCTGCTGATGGAAGGTTTTCCAAGCGGATTTGGACCTTTACCGACACCCCATCCGTTGACTGGAAATCCGCGCAAAACACCCCTCTATGCGCGGAAAACCAGTGCGGGTTTCCAGTAACTGGAAAGCCGTCCCCTAAGAATACTATAGAAGAAGACCATAAAGACCTTAGCGGCGATGCCGCGAAAGAGCGCCCGAGGAACGAGCTTGCGGACCATCTGGCCAAGGCTTGCGGATCGGACGTGACCCGCATGACCGAGGGCGAGTGGAAGCGGGTGGGAATCGCTCTGGCCGGAATCAAGAAGGTCGAGCCCAACCTGACCAAGGAGATGATCGACGCTCACGTCGCTGGCTACCGGCGCGTCTTCCGCGATGCTGTGCTGACTCCGATGGCCATGATGAACCATTGGGGCGCTACAGCCCCTACGGCGCGTCCTGACACCAAGTCCGCTGTCTCCACCCCAGACGAGCTTAAAAACCTCGTGGAGCGGCTTTCCGGCCACGTGGCGAACCCTCGGCATGAGGCGATGTTTGGAGATCTGGTGACCGAAGCCCAGAAGCGGGAGTTTGAAGCCATGAAGAAGCGGTACTACGAACTCAAGGCCCAGCTTGGCGGGGGTGCCAAGTGAGAGAGGTTCCGCACTCACAAGAAGCCGAGTTTGGCGTGATCGGGTGCTGTCTCCTGAACAACAACGCCATAGATGACGCGATAAGCGGCGGTGTCAGGCAGGACTGGTTCTACGATGTCAGGTGCTCGGACCTGTGGGAGATCATGGCCAAGATGCGGGAGGAACGGCTCCCGGTGGACATGGTCACCCTTTCCAACCGGCTGAAGAGCGAGTTCCATCGGGTCGGAGGCATCGACTTCGTCTCGCAGCTGATGGACGCGGTTCCGAGTGCCGCCAACCTGCCCTACTATCTGGACATCGCTCGGGACAAGCATCGCAGCCGGAAGCTCATCGAGGTCGCTCAGAATGCCCTGAATGCGGCCATTTCTGAGTCAGCCAAGGTGGACACACTGCTGGACAGTTTCGAGGCCAAGCTGATGGGCATCCGCTCGGAGCACTCGGTGGACAGCGACTGCAACGGAAAGCAGATCGCCATGAAGTCGATCGACCTCCTGCAGGAGCGGTGCGCTGGCAAGAGCGATGCGATCCCCACCGGCTGGACCTTCATGGATCGAATCCTCCGTGGCGGTCTGCGCCCCGGTCAGGTGTTCGTGGTGGCCGGTCGCCCCGGTGCTGGTAAGACGGCGTTCACCTTGAGCCTCTTGTCCTCACTGTGCTCCAGCGGAGTGCCGACGGGGTTCGTGAGCCTTGAGATGAGCGCCGACGAGGTGGGTATGCGGATGCTGGCCATCGAGTCTCAGGTCGATGTTGGGCGCTACGATGACCGCAACCAGCCCAATGAAGGCGAGGCTAAGAAGCTGACGATGGCTGCGGCTCGGATGGCCAAACACAAGATCATGGTCAACGACAAGCCCAACCAGACCGCTCAGAGCATCGCTGCCAAGGCGCGTCGGTGGGTCCGGGCCAACGGCATGAAGGTCTTGGCCATCGACTACCTGCAGCTGATTACCTCTACCGAGGGTCGGGAAAGGCGCGAGCAGATCGACGCCATCAGCCGCTCGATGAAGCTCTTGGCCAAGGAGCTCAAGGTTCCCATCATTCTGCTTGCCCAGCTGAACCGCGCCATCGAGCGCGACGGCAACCGCAAGCCACGTCTCAGCGACCTCCGCGAGTCCGGTGCCATCGAGCAGGACGCGGACGTTGTGGGCATGCTCTACAGCGCAGAGCAGGCCAACGAAGACGGCCCCCAATCTGGTCAGAGGAAGATCAACCTGTTCATCGCCAAGCAGCGGGCCGGTCCCGCTGGTGTGGACATTCCGTTCAGCTTCAGGCCGGAGCTCACACGTTTCGACCCTATCTCACTATTCGACAACTGATATTATGAAATTGAAGACACTGCAGCAGCGCGTATTCGACTGGCAGCGCAACGTCGCCGACCAGCCGGTCACCAAGACACCCACCCAACGCAACCTGACCTTCATCTCGAAGCAGCTGGGGTTCGTTCGATCCGAGTGGTTCGACGAGTTCCTTGATCACGCCGAGGATTACAATCAGATCGTGGCATCGATCGAGAATGCGATCAGGCACGACGAACCGATCACTAAGCGTCTGGAAAAAGCCGACGAGTTGCGCGAGGCGGTTGCCGACGACATCGGTGATGTGGCGTTCACCTTACTCGGATTCCTCAACGCAAACGCGATCGATGTCGATGGAGACTTCTCTGGGAGGCTGATCAGCTGCTCGGTTGCGCAACGTGAATTGGACATCAGCGACAGGATTGAAAAGCTGGAATACGCCACCGCTCGAAGTGCCGTGCTTCAGCTGACCATGCAATGTCTGAACGACTTGGTCGGCATCGCCCAGCACTACGGCATCAACTTCTACTTCGCCCTCGAGGCTGTCTGCGACTCCAACGACACAAAGCTGTGGACGAAGGAGGAGGTCGGTGCCGCCGCTGAGAAGCTCAAGACCAGCAATTGGACGGTCGTCGAGGTTCATAGTGTCAGTGGTGACCGTTGCATGCGGGTCAAGAACACGGACGGGAAACTCATGAAGAGCCCGTCGTTCACGCCCCCTGACCTGACGAACGCGCTCGACGCTTACGCCCCTTGACTTAGGAGATTAGGTGTATTACACCTATCTCCGCGCATGACGTCATCCTCCGACATCAAACCGGGAAAGTACCAGAACCTCTACAAGCCCACCACGGTGGTCGAGTTCGTGGCTGTGGCTGAGTACCGGATGGGGGAGGTGCGCCACCAATGTGTCGTCTACGCCCGGAACGAGCGGCTCTACGTCCGCTCACTCGCAGAGTTCTTGGCTAAGTTCAGGCACATTGGTGGCTGACATGCGATTCCAATTTGACGCGGCTGCGCGGGTGTAAGACACCTACTTCGCGATGCCAAACAAACGCGGTAAAGAGAGAGCACTACTGGCCCTATGGATAAGTTCAAAGCAGATGAAGCTGCTGGATCGTCTTTCGCGCTCAAAGCGCCTGAGCCGATCCCAGTACGTCAGGACCGTCCTGTTCGCGGAACACGCCGAGTAAATCGAAGGAACCTCGGATCGTTCGAGGTCAATGGATCAAAGGTCAACGTATGGTTCGAGAAGGGGAGAGTTATCTTCAGGAAGCGGTACAGCCACCGTACGGAGGTTGCCAGCATTCAGGAAATCTACCACCGAACGATCGGCCAAGGGGAATTTCGACTCTGATGCAAAACATCATCGACCGGATCAAAGCCCTCAGGAGTCTTCCGGGGTTCCACACGCTGACTGGTGACAGGCCCATGGCCGACTACGAGTTGGTCACGATGATGCTGTCGGCCGTCGTCTACAAGAAGCGCATCGGCAAGATGACCCTGTTCACGGACGAGGCGGGTTATCGCTGGGCCAGCCGCACTTGGATGTTGTCGCTCTACGACGACCACAAGTACATCGAGGTGCCGAAGTCGATCGACAAGCGGGTATTCTGGGCGGCTGGAAAGCTGGTCGCCATGTCGAAGATGAAGGCCCCGTGCGTGTCGGTGGATCTCGACGCGGTTCTCTTTGAGCGACCCAACCTGATCAGCGACGTGGTGGCCCTGCACCCTGAACCGTTCGAGTGGGAGGTTTACGGGTGGAGCCCGTTCAAGAGCCGCATCTATGAGGAGGTTGGCGCTGAATTCGAGTCCTTCTGGCAGCACCCGCCAGCCAACGTCGGTGTGCTCGCCATCAACGACGAGTTCCTGCGGGCCACCTACACCAAAACCGCCCTGATGCTGATGATGGAGGAGAGCGCCCACCCGGTCACACAGCCGTCCACCGTCATCCACGTCGAAGGCGTTCCTGTCACCCAGATGGTCCTTGCTGAGCAGTACCTCATCTCAGCCATGGCAACCAAGCAGGACAAGCACATGTCGTTCATCACCGATCTCGATGTGGAGAACCAGCACATGGTGCGCACCAGAAAGGCGATGCACCTCTGGAACTCGAAACGGTTCTACGCCAAGCACGCTCGTGCGCGTGAGCAGTACATCTCGTGGGCGCTGACTCAGATCCACGCCATCGCTAGTGACAGCGAGGCAGTCAACCGGATCGTGCGCGACAACGGACTCCCGACGGTGCTCGTGATCGACAGCAACACCGGGGTTCGCCGCTGGTCCTACAAGGGCGAGTGGACTGGACCCGGAGAGGTGGCTGGAGGGTTCCCGCATGCCGACTGATATTGTCAGCGTCACCTCACTGAGCTTGAGTGGTGGCCGCAAGGTCACTGTCTGGCGCAAGGAGACGGGTGTCCTCAAGGAATACGAACACGGCGACGTCATCGGGACAGTTGTCATGCAGTCAACGCTCACTCCGTCCAAGCTCGCTGACCACGTTCTCAAGAACCTGCCGCGTGCGGTTGAGTGTGAGGTTGTCGAAAGTAACGGAAATGGGGTGCGGATGAAGAAGGTATGAAGACAAAGCTATACGCAGTGATCAGCCGCTCGGTGCTTGATGGCGTCAAAGAAGGATTGAACCAAGCAGATGGCAGGTACGACAGGATACTAGGGAAACAGGTGACAGCGGAATGGGCGGAAGACATTCACCGTGAGGTGATGCGTGAGCTCTCTGAGTACGTGGATTTTGAAGACCATGAGTAAACCAATCGTGAGACTCCCGTCCGACGTGATCCGTGAGATCAAGAAGGACTTCAAGGTGGGTGCCACCTTCAGGGAGATCGTGAAGAAGCACAACGTCAGCACCAAGACCGCCCGACTCGTTCGCGACATGAAGAGTGTTCCGAAGGAGACAGGCTTCTACCGAGACGAATCCGGTTGGCCGTGCAAGCACAGCCGCGAGAAGCTGGAGATGATCAAGCGAGCTTACAAACTTGACGTTCCGGTCAAGGACATCGCCAAGATATTCCAAGTTTCCGAGAGCTACGCCAGCAACATCGCCAACGGACGCGAAAGGAGCGCAGAACGTGACTGAAGCACAGCAAGCCACACTCAAGAAAGCCATCCACGAACTGGGTGAGCAGTTCGACACCGTTCAGATCTTCGTGACAGTCCACCAGCCAGCTGAGTGTGGCGGCACGCTTCACGCCAGTTCCGGTGTCGGAAACTGGTACGCTCGCGTTGGTCAGGTCAACGAGTGGCTCACGATCCAGAACGAGGAGTCGAAGTGTCATGTTCGCCGTGACTGGGCAACCCGCGAAAACGAAGACGACGGAGAGGCGTGATGGACGCCAAGACGCAGAAAGGTAGAGAGGCGCTGCAGCACTCTGCAGATGCCATAACCATTCTGCAGTCCAAGAGCGGAAAGCGGTTCATTCCGTTCAGCGACGACCTGCCGGTGGACGTTGACGGGTTCATCGAGCAGAACGGAGTCGTGGTTGGGCTCTACGAGGTTAAGGCCCGGAACATGACCTACTCCGACTTCCAGAATAAGTTCAAGAGCGAGTGGTTGGTCACCTTCGACAAGCTGCTCCGCGCTGCGGCACTCAGCAGGCAACTGCAGCTTTCATTCACCGCCATCGTCTACCTGATCCCAGACCGCATTGTGCTGGCCAAGACGCTCTGGGATTCTGAATGGACACTCAAGGTGGACATGTACGTCAGGCAAACCACCACGCAGAGAACTGTCAATGGCGGCTCCGTCTCGCGAGCCAACGCCTACATCGACCTCAGCACGGCGGCGATTTTCCGGGGAGATCGTTGACAGCGGATGGTGGGTGTATTACACCTCATCCGCTCATGAAACTAGCCAGCATCGAGGTCATCAAGGAGATCGCACCTCACTCCAACGCAGACTCGCTCGAAATCGCCAAGGTTCTCGGGTGGCAGATCATCGTCCGCAAGGGCGAGTTCAAGGCCGGTGAGTCCGTCGTTTTTATTCCCATCGACACCATCCTGCCCGATGCCGAGTGGTCAGCGTTCCTGAAGAAGGGCGACAAGCCGATTCGGCTCAACACCATCCGTCTGCGCGGCGAGTACAGTCAGGGGCTGATCCAGCCGCTCTCGATCCTGCCTGAGCACGTCCGTGGCTGGCAGGAGGGCGCTGACGTGGGCGGCGAACTGGGCGTCAAGAAGTACGAGAAGGAGATCCCGGCGTGTCTGTCGGGTGAGGTGGCTGGAGGGTTCCCCATCCACATCGCCCCTAAGACCGACGAGGACAACGGCCTGAGCCACCCTGAGATCGTGAAGCACACGCTATCGAAGCCGTGCGTCGCCACGCTGAAGCTGGACGGGTCGTCCTGCACGATCGTCGTGAACGGCGGTCAGATCACCCACGTCTGCAGCCGCAACCTGTCGCTGAAGGAATCCGATCGCAACGGGTTCTGGATCGCGGCGAGGAAGCTGAAGATCCCCGAGAACGCCAACTGCGTCATCCAAGGCGAGTTGATGGGGCCGGGCGTGCAGGGGAACCAGCTGAAGCTCACTGAGCCGACGCTCTTCGTCTACCAGATCCGCGATCTCACCGAGGGCAGGTGGCTTTCGTACGTCGAGATGATCGGCGCGTGTGAGGAGCTGCTAAAATGCGCGTACGTCCCAGTGGTCACTCCCACCTACGAGGACACCATCGAGCACCTGCAGGGTGTCGCTGACGGTGTGAAGCTGGCGGACGGTAAGCCAGCCGAGGGAATCGTCGTCCGCCCCATGGACACTGAGCCGATGGGTATCGGTCGCCCACTCGGATTCAAGATCATCAACCGCAACTACAAGGACCAATAACCATGCCAACCAACACCACCGCACACGAGGACCGCGTCATTAACGACGCAGAGAGCGTCATCATCGGGAAGATCCAGTCCCTCATCGAGGTTGTCACCAGACTCGATGATGTCATCGACGAGAAGGACAAGGAGATCGAGGCGCTGAAAGGGAAGGTCACAGACCTTGAAGGAGAGATCGAGGAGTTGAAGTCGCAGATCTCCTCGATGAATGACGAGATCAAGAGCCACGGAGGATAACCATGCCAATCAAAACCAAGCCTCCAGAACCGAAGAAGGCCACCGTCAAGAAGATCAGGGAGCGAGATCCGTACAAGGTGGTGCTGGTCTCCCCTGATACTCACGCACGTTTCAAAGCGTTCGCCCAGAAGACAGGCTACAAGCTCCAGTACATAGCAGATGTAGCTCTGGATGAGTTCATCAAGCGGCAGGAGGTGAAATGACAACCCCCATCGAAACACTGGTAGCGGCGATGCGTGCGCTCGCCAACGACATCGAGTCAGAGGACGGCGTGGCCAACGCTGTCATTGCTGAAGCAGCGCAGCGACTGGAAGAACAGCAGGAGCGTATCAAGCGGCTGGAGGACGCTGGAGATGCGATGGATGAATGGATGTCATCCGACTGGACTGAAGATGAGAAGCAGTTCCAAGAACAATGGCGCAAAGCCAAGGAGGCCAAGCCGTGAGCACCCATGTGAATATGCCGCATGGATACGGCGAGGGTGTTGTCAACGGTCGCACCTACTGTTGGACATACAGCGAATGGCTTGGCCCGCTGTTCCACAATAAGCACGGTGATGAGCTCAAGAGACAGCCGGGTCCACGCAATCCAGTGTGGAGGCAGTTCGAGGCGTGGGAGATGGGGTATTACTGTGGTGAAGACCGGATCGATCGGCTGAGGAAGCGTGTGCAGGAGTTGGAGACCGCCATACTCAGCACCCTAAACCAGCACCGCAACCTCGCTGACGGCACCGACTGCACCCTTGCCGCGCTGAAGAAGGCGATGCCCGAGTGGGCCTAACCAAGAAGGAGGACATCGATTGAGCTACCATCAGTCAGGACAGCTGCCGCACCACCAGTACTGCTACGTTAATGCAGCGGCCATCAGCAGCGGTGAAGGGTTCATGCCCTGCGTCTGGTTCGGGCTTGTCTCGATACCGGGCCGAATGTGGGGCTGCACGGTCATGCTGGAATGCGGGGCGGTCTACAGATCGATCCCGCCGCACCTGATGGCCTTCAACGAGAAGCCAGATGCGATCTGGACCCCGCAG